AGCGTGCAATTGAGAATAACCAAAACATGCAAGAGGAGGACTTTTCCGATGAGTGATCTCACTCGCGCAGCCCTGCTGCACACGAACGGAACGATGCAGCACGTCACGCTGCGTCGTAACAACATCCAAGACATCTACGACTTTATCGGTTGTGATCTTTTCACCTGTGTCTCCCCCGCGTCGGGGAGCACTGGTGCAAAAGAAGGCGTATCCGTTTACGTCGATGACGAAGGCTTGCTCAAAGACAACACACCCGTGAACATCTGGAGCATTGCACTTTGCCCGCTGCTTGGGTATGCCGCGCCGCTGGTCGGCAACATCTTGCTGCTCGGGCCAACCGATGCAGAGGGATACGACACCGACGTGAAGCAGGCGTTCCTGCAGCATCTCCCCCCGCAACTTCGGCCATCGCCGGAATTGCAATTTCACTTCTTCAGCAAGGAGGATTCATAATGTCTGAAGTTATTCCACCGGTCCAAACCGGATATCTCAACGAACCCGTTGCACTTGCGCGGGAGATTGTCAAGCAGTCTAACGAGAAGACTGTTGTGTTTAGTGGTGCAGGTCTTTCAGTGGGGTCGGGCATACCCGACTACCGCACGAAGGACAATGCGTTCTGGAAGAAGTTTGACCCCGCGAAGTACGGCTCTCGTGCAGGCTGGCTCAAAGATCCCAAGGGATTCAAAGAGGCGTACGCTCACCTGCGTGACGAGGCCATGAAACTGGAGCCAAACGCTGCACACCACGCCATCCATAACTGCAAAGAAGTGTACGCTCACATTACGCAGAACGTGGATGGGCTTTCGCATCCTGATCGGTTCATTGGTTTGTATGGCGACACACCACATCACCTGTACGAATTGCATGGTTCAATTCACCGGCAAGTCTTCTGCGAAGAGAAGCAGGACTTCAGACCGGACGTTTGTCTGTTCGGTGAGCAGCCTGATGCAGAAGTCTTTGAGCGTGCATCTGATGCAATCGACGAGGCAACCGTGTTGATTATTGTTGGCACAGGCGGCGAAGTCTTCCCTGCAGGTGCACTTGTCGATCAGTTCTGTCTTGGCAATGCACATGGCGAGTACGACATCATCATCGTCAACGAGTCCCCGACTAACTGGGACGGCCTTGCTTCGGTTGTCATTCGTGAGCCTTGCGAATTGGTCTTGCCAAGGATCTTGCAGTGAAATGCGTTGTTTACACTCGCTACTCCCCGCGACCGGGTGGGGAGAGCGAGTCTTGCAACATGCAACTTGAAGAGTGTCTGAAGTTCATCGCTAAGAATGGCTGGAGTTGTTATGGATCATTCAGCGATGAGAACATGAGCGGCAGTGACCCCGAGCGGCCCGGCCTATGGGCTGCAATGGATAAAGTTCCAAGGGGTGGCGTTCTTCTGGTCTGGAAGAACGACCGACTCGCACGCGACCTGTATCTCAATGAGGCACTGCACCGTCACGCCAAGAAGAATGGGTTCACCATTCAAGCGGTTCGTGACGGGCCAGTAGATGACTCGGCAGAGGGCAACCTAATTCGCCAAGTGCTGGCCGCTGCGGCGGAGTATGAGCGTCGGCTTATCCAAGCCCGTACAAGCGTGGCGATGAAGCGTCACCAAAAGAACGGGCGACGCATGAGCCGGTTTGCTCCGTTTGGCTACAAGGTTGATCCTGAAGACGAGACTCTTCTGGTCGAAGACAAGTTAGAGCAAGACGCTCTGGCCTACATGCTGGAGTTGAGAGGGCTTGGCTACGGCTGGCAGAACATCTGCACTAATCTTTCTCTGGCTGGTCACAAGCCTCGGGGCAAGTCTTGGGATGCTTCATCTGTTCGGCGTATTGTTCAACGATCACTGCAGACAACCTAAGCAAGTCATCTGATTTACACATTACATACCACTCCCCGCCATCTTCTCGCATGAAGGTGGTGGGGATTTTTTTTGCGCTCGCATCACCCTCGGCTTGATCCATGAACCTGCAGGCCGCTATCAACTTGCGTCGCTTGACCTCAATCCAAAGCGGATCACACCCCGCAACATCTGGATCAACCGCACCATCTGATTGGCGTGCCCGCCTAGCCTTGGGCCAGCCAAGTTTCTGCAAGATTGCGACAACCTCACGCTCGCCCCGCTTGCCTTTTTCTCTTTGCATTTTACCCAATGCACTTGACCTCTGAATCAGTTTCAATCCAAACCCTTGCACCGCAACTAAGTGGTTTGTCTGGAGAATAGATTACTTTGCAGGGGCCATCTACAACAACCTCTTTGCAGTAGGTGTTTGACTTGTATGTTTTGACCGTGATTGCTGGCTCAGGATTTTCTTTGCCAATGTTGGATCGAATCTTGTGCTGGTTGATATGAATTCTTTTTTTCATAGTTCTGCAAACTCTGCAATGGGAATGTGATACACAGGTTCAATGTCGCCATCATCCCTTGTGTTTGCTGTGCGTCCCCCAAACTTGAGCCAATCAACATTTGAAACGCAGCGGTTGAGTTGGACGTAGAAGATGCGATCAGTTGCACGAACAACAAACATAGTTCGCAGCCCGGTGATCTGCAGCATTTGCTCTGCAGCAATGACTTTCGACATGCTAATCATTACGTCTGGGTATTTGCCCCAAACGAAGTTGCGGTGCTTGCACTCAACAAACGCCTTGGGTTTGTCCGCGCTCATTAGCATGAAGTCCAAGCGATAACTCATCGGGAGTTTGTAATACTGCACGCCCCACTTTGCAGAGACAAGCCCCATAATGTCGTGCTCGCGGGCAAGATCCATTGCCCCTTCATAGATTGGTCTACTCATCGTCTTCCTCATCGTCGAAATCAATCGTACCCTCGGGCTGGTCGTGCTCGTACCACAGTTCTAACGTTGCCAGAGTAAGAACGCCGATGACTTCGTACACCGTCATATCAAACTCGACCGCGTATGCAGCGGTTTGCTTTTTGATTGTTTGGTGCAACTTCTGGGCGGGCGATAGGCTCATTTTATAAATTCCTTGGCTTGGTCAGCGATCACATCAATCAGGGCTTTGGTCGCGCCGTCTGCAACCCATTCATTTGCATCGGACCCATGAGTAGGCTCAATCACTTTGACGGATCGGACGTTACCACAAAGTTGTGTTGCAATTTGTTTAGCCCCAGTACGTCCAGCCTCATCACAATCCGCAACAACAACCGCCTGCACCCCATAGGGCAGAAGGTCAAGAATCATCTTTGATCCAGCGTTGCAGGATGGCCGTCCAACGGCTGTGCAGCCAATGTCCAACAACGACGCAGTATCGGTTGGGCCTTCAGTCAGGTACACACGTCCCTCGATATCTTGCGTTGGGTCCATGAACAAACCATTCCTGCTGCCTTTTGCAGATGACTTCGTTCCGTTTGGATATCTCAAGCGGACACCGCAAATCTGTTTGCGACCGTTCCTCATTGGAAACGTGTATGCCCCTCTCTTTTGGGAGAATCCAGCGCGCAACCTTTTTAGGGATGCAACCGAACAGCGTGTTTGGCTGCAGAGAAAGTCCCATTGGTAATCCTCTATAGATTCGTGACATTTCTTGCAGGCTTCGGCCCATCCGGGCGGGGCTGTGTCTGGGATCTCAAGTCGGGCAGTTGGAGGAGGCTCAACCTTTTGCCACAAGTCCTCAAACTTGTGCAGCCACCCTGCGTCGCCAACCCGTTTTTCTGACGGGACTCTTGGGCAGATTGCTGCTGTGCCATCAGTCGCTACCAGACACCAATCCGGTTTCCCGCACACCGGACACTTGTTCGTCTTGTTCACCCTCACCCAATCCGAATTTTGCATCAAACGCTCCCATGTCCATTCCAGCGTTCTGCATCCACTCACGCACCGTATCGACGCTGGCTCGCCGGTGACTGCTTCCGGGGATCTTGAATCCCTTGATGAATCCACGATCAATCTGACGAATAATCGTTTGTTGACTGAGATCGCAAACTTCTGCAATCTCACCGGTAGTTAGGAATTGTCTTGCCATAAATCAGGGTTCCCTTCTTGTTCTAGTTGCACCCATACGTTTTTGCCGTCGATCCTTCGGCGGACTGCACCATGACTTCTTCGGTATCGGTATTGTACGTCCTGCAAGATAATCATGGTAAGAAAGCGAGATAGGCTACCTTTCTTCGGATCGTAGCGTTTGTCAATGGCTGGTTTTGCAATGCAGTAAATTTCATTGACCAGTTCGTCCGTCGTCCACCG